CCTTCACTCTAGAAGGCCACCGTCCCAATGTTTCCAATGTCCACCTTATGGCAGCACAGCGACGCTCCGCTGCCCGACACTGGATTGACACTGCTATTGTAGCCTCCGGCCGAATTAACTACGCGTTGAATAGTTCCAACTCTGATCTCCTGAAAGGAGCTGATGGTAGCAGAAAGCTACGTACAGCGAAAGACTTCGTCTACTACAAACAGTGCAAGGACGATGAACCCGACAAGGGTCATCACTTCTCTGCTGTCGACGACCTTGACTGGTATTCTGCTGACCAGTACAACGATCTTTTGGTCACAAGTATGGACAACGATTCTACGATATTCTCTTACATGCACATGCCAACACAGGGTTCATTCAAAACCGACGAGTTCTCCGTCGACTACAACCACGTTACGGAGACGTGGGATTCAACCTGTGCTGATGAAGAAGACTACTCTCAGTCTCTTTGGGATAACACCCGCTCCATCACCTCTCACATCAGTATGAGGAAGATGACTTGGCGCATTTGCACTTTGTTACTCATCATATCTTTCATCTTCGCGATCGCCACTTTCTACTACCTCTACCCCGTAGTAGACGCGATCGCCGTCACCCCTTTTGGAACATACTGCTTCAATTGGTTCAGCACTCTACGTCCCTCCACCACCTATTGGGGATCAGAGACGCTTGAGCCACACCAGTATGCGTTTACCTTCGCTGGCCATCCATACAATTTTCAAGTCCACTCTTTGTGGCACCTCGTCCCACGGAAACTCCGCCTTTCCCTCATTTGGGTTCCGACGTGGTACCCTTGGATTGTTGATTGTCCCGATGCCGCCATGGTCTACGCCAGTTCCTTTATGGTTTTCATATTTTCATACATTTTACTATACGGTTCCGTCCTTATATCCGGCCTCCGGTCAGGTTTTCACTTCAACTTCCACATTTCATGTGGTGAGTCACGAACGATTTGGATTCAGCATCCTGCTGTCAAATTCGGTCTCATCCGCACCCTCTGGTTCGCGTTTGATGTACTCACTCTGTTGCCGCGAAGACTAAAACCGGTCGTTACAAATGTTCCACCAACCGAACTCCAGCCTCTCGGCACGCAAATTTATTCTTTCACTCACATCGACCATGCGACGAGTGAGCGGATGTATTCTTACAACTTAGCTGGGTCTTCTGTGACCACTGTGTTTGACACCAAGGCTTACAATGTTGTTAAGGCTCACAATATGTCACAAAAGAAGAAAATGCCGG